TGACTGGTCTACTGCAGTACCTACGGGCACACTGACATGGACACAGACATGCACATGGATTAACGCCAGTGCTATTTCTACCTATCTTGACATTCCGCTTACGAGTGCAAACGCTGCCACACTGCTTACACAGTGCGCCGCAGCTGCTAACGCTTTCGCGTATCGTCGCCGTGTCGAAGCGGGCTACCTTGAGGACTCGCTCACTACTTCCCCCGGTGGCGACGTCACACTCGGCACGATCATGATCGGTGCGGCGTACTTCCGTCAGCAAGGCTCATACACGGCGCTGGCATCGTTTGACGGTATGGGCACACCACCCGCTAACGGCATCACGCCTATGGTGTTGCAGCTGCTTGGCATCAACCGCCCACAGGTCGCGTAATGCCTCTGCCATATAACGACCTCTTTAACGAGGCGATAGACGACCTCTCAACGACGCTTAAGACCATTACAGGGCTTCCAGTGGCGATAGACCCACGTCAGATAACTACCTCGTGCGTGTTTATTGACGCGCCTAGTTTCGATGCGTGGAACTACAACATCGTCACGCTTAACTTCCCAGTAAAGGTCATCGGCTCGGGCCCGGGCAACCTTGACGCCCTGCGAGACATCCTGCAAATCACGTCTAAAGTGCTTGCCAAGAATGTTGCGGTGAAGTCAGGCAACCCCGTCATTGTTTCTATTGGTGGCGCAGACTACCCCGCCTACGAACTGCTAATCTCAATGCAAGCAGAGACCGCGTAAGGAGTCGCCGTGTACAAGATTGTTAGCCCCCGTGTAGGAACCCCCGGCGAGGAGTTCGTCCCTCTTGGCGGTGTAAACCTTGACGCCCTTTTGGCAGCAGGTTTCATTGTCAAAGTAGAAAAACCCAAAACAGCAAAACCTAAAGGTGATAACATCACCACAGACAAGGAGTCAGAATAATGGCAACAAGCACCTACCTCTCAAACCCAGTAGTAACCGTAAACTCGGTAGACCTCTCAAACCAGTGCACAGCAGCAACTCTTACGCACCGCTTTGACCAGTTAGAAGCAACCGCTTTTGGTGACACAGATCGCAAGTTCGTTAAGGGCTTGGGAAACCATGAGGTGACCTTGTCGCTCTATATGTCTTACGCCGCTACCGAGACCTACGCATCGTTGCAGGCCCTTGTTGGCACCACCACCACAGTGCGTGTACAGCCAACTTCAGGCACAGACTCCGCCACAAACCCCGGCTTTATTCTTACTGGCGCGTTCCTCGCAGAACTTCCAGTACTGAATGCGACCATGGGCGAATTGTCAACTATTGACATCTCGTTTGTCGGCGGAGTTTATTCCGTAGACACAACAGGCGCATAACCCGCTCATACTCTGAGCCCGACTAAGGAGACCAAGTGAACCTCACACTACGCATTGACATGGGCGAAGGCCCATTAGAAGTAACCACCAACCTTTATGTAATGGTTGCCTACGAACGCAAGTTTAAGCGCAAAGCCTCTGACATGGCTAACGGCATCGGCATAGAGGACTTGCTCTATCTCGCTTACGAGTCATGCAAGCTGCACAAAATTACTGTGCCCGTCGCGTTTGATGATTTTGTGAAGAAGTGTTTAAGCATTGACGTTGTGAGCAATGATGACGAAAACCCTATCCACGAGGCACCTACCGACACTCTTTAGCAGGTTTGCTAATTAGGACAGGCTGGTGGCCTCATGCAGTAGACTTCGACGTAAACGATCTAGCAACGGTCGTTAAATTACTGAAGGAAGCCGAGAATGGCCGTTAGCTACGATATGGAAGTTGTAGGAGTTAAAAACGCATTGCGCGAACTCCGCCAATTCAACCGCCCGTTATCTAACGAGTTGCGCCGTAACGCCCGCAAAATTATGGCCCCCGTCGTTGCCGACGCTCAACGCCAGATTCCTACACGGGCGTTATCGGGTTGGGATAATAAATGGGTTTCGGGCAAGTCAGGCGTACAACTTTTGCCGTGGGACGCCTATAAGGCTCGCAGTTATGTCAAAGCCAAGACAAGCACTAAAGAGCCCCGCGAGTTCGCTGGCATCACTAGGGACATTTCGGCTTTCTATGTGTCGTGGGCTGGTGGTGTCAATGCTTTATTCGACATGGCAGGCAGACAGAATAAGTCGGTTATGGCGGCGAACCTTACGGGCAAGTTTGGGCCACCGTCTCGTATTATGTGGCCCGCCGCAGAAAAGAACGCCCCGGAAGTAGAAGAGCAGATGCGCCAAGTTATAGAGCGCGTCATGGATGAATACAACAAAAGAAATTACGGTGCGGGATGAGTATCAAGATTCCGATTATTTCCGACTTTGACGGTAGGGGAATAAAGAAAGCAATAGCCGAGTTTAAGGCGCTAGAAACCAGTAGCCAAAAAGCACAGTTTGCTATTAAGAAAGCGGCAGTACCTGCTACCGCTGCTATGGCTGGGCTTACCGTCGTTATTGGCGCTGCCACGAAAGCAGCGATGCAAGACCAAGCGGCCTCAGCAGAACTCGCCCGATCATTGCGGGCTACGACACGCGCGACAGATTCTGTTATCGCATCTACTGAGGAATGGATTAGCACACAATCCATGTTGCTAGGCATCACCGATGATGAACTACGCCCGGCTTTAGGCATGCTTGCTCGCGTTACTCGCGACGTGACAAGCGCACAAGACCTATTAAAGATAAGCATGGACGCCGCCCAAGCCACAGGCAAACCCTTGGCCGAGGTAGTGGCATCCGTGTCTAAAGCCGCAGGCGGAAATATGCGCGCTTTCCAACAGTTGTTCCCCGAATATCGCGCCATGATCCGTGCGGGGGCAACCTTTGAGGAAGTTATGGCAGAGGTCGCCAAGACGACAGGCGGCGCAGCATCTGACGCGGCAGACACTGCCGAGGGCCGTATGCGACGGCTTAACGTTGCAACGGGCGAAGCAACCGAGGCGATTGGCAGTGCGTTTCTACCTATTTTGGAGACGTCGTTGCCGGTGCTTATTGACGTCGCTAACTGGGTTGAGAAAAACTCCAAAGTAGTAATAGCAGCTGGTATTGCGTTCGGTGGTTTGGCTACCGCTATTGCTACTGCTCGTGCCGCAATGATTGTTTATAAAACTATTGCGCTTGTGACTACGGCTGTAAACGGCGCTCTTGCTGCCTCTGGTTTCGCCGTGCAGATTTCTACCGGTGTTGGTATTGCGTCCGCTATTGCGGGCATGGCAATTCTTACTGGCATCACGTTAAAACTTACTGGGATGTTTGACAAGCAAGAAAAAGCAACAAAGGGCGCTACTAAAGCAGCGATAGAAAACTACGAAATAAACCAGTTGATTGCTGATGATTTGCCAAACTTTGACATTGGCGGGGCGAGCGCGGCGGCAGCGTCAGCGAAGGTAGCGCAGTTAAACGCCCGTCTTAAAGAATTACGCAACACCATTAAAGGCGATTTTAAGACCGCCTTGGACAACGCCAAAGGCATCCTGAAAAACGCACAAGACAACTTTAATAATTTTGCGAAGTCGGTTTCGGATTCGATCACAGGCGCGTTCAGTTTCCGAGACGCCAAGGATGCAGCCACCGAGACCGGGCAAACCTTTTTACAGGCTCTCACGGATCAGGTAACTAAAACACAAGATTTCGCGGTCAAGATTAACCGTCTACTAGCTGCGGGATTATCAGAGGGCGCGTTACAGCAGGTTCTCGCAGCAGGGCAGGACGCTGGCGGTGCTATCGCAGATGAGTTGCTTGCGGGCGGTGCGGACGCTATCGGGCAGGCAAACGCCCTCACAGCGAAGGTGCAGAGCCTTGGTGCGTCGGTGGGGCAGAACGCCGCTACGCAGTTTTATCAGGGCGGTGTGGACGCTGGTAACGCCCTTGTGGCTGGTATTAGCGCGGTGGTGGCTAAATACCAGTTGCGTCTATCTAGCAAAGGTTTAACCGAAAAGCAGTTAAAGCGGATGCAGCGTAACCTTGGTGTGGATGTTGATTTCGTGCTGTCGGGCGGTATCCCCGCACTTGCCGATGGTGGCATTGTTACTGGCCCTACTTTGGCGCTTATTGGTGAGGCTGGCCCAGAGGCGGTAGTGCCGCTTGATCGTTATAACGGTGGCGGCGGTGGCAATGTCACTATCAACGTAAACGGTGGCGACCCTCAAAGCGTTGTTAATGCTTTACGCACATACATGCGTCAAAACGGTTCCGTACCTATTCGAGTGAGCAACATTTTCTAGCCATGGGTTTGCAGTCCTACACGGTGTCATTCACGACCAATAACGGCGTCTCGTGGACGGCTTTAACGAATGTGCAAAACATCCAGTTTTCTATCGGTAGGCAAGCCCAGTTAGATCAGACAAGAGCCAGTACGGGTTCATTCGAGATGCGCTACCCCACAGGCTATGCGTCACCAATTGCAGCAATGGTGGCGGGCACACAAATACGCATCCAGAACACCACAGGCACGGCTTACACAATTTGGACGGGGCGCATTAACGACGTAGTCGCCGAGTACGGCATCCCATATGCAGGCGGTGTAGGTCAAGCGGACTACCTAAACGTGTCTTTTGAGGGCGCTTTTGCGACGTTGGGACGCATGTTAGGCAACGATTACGCAATGCCTGCGGACACAATCCTTAACCAAGTAGCGAACTGCACCACGCAAACTGGAGTTAATACAGGCTTTAGCGGTGGTAGTGCACCCACACTGGCCGCTACAACTGTTTCAGGTACTTGGGGCGACTGGGTTAACCGTGTGTGTCAGTCAACAAATAGCCGTATTTGGGACTCGCTTATTGTTGATTCTGTGTCGGTTGTGTCACCGTTTACATACAGCGTCAGCACGATCAACTTTTCTGATACGGCTAATAACGCCACTAATCAGGTCTACAACAAAATAAACTTCGACAGCCTGGCAGACAACTTCTATACACAGGTGACGGTAGACCCCGAAAACTTCGCTGCAGCTACTGTTACGAATGTTGGCGCGGTGGCCCCGTTCCGCACTTACCAAACAAACACACTTAACGCCAGTACCGCACAAGCCACCGACTACGCCAACTATTTGCTTTCTAACTACGGCACCGCCAAGTTCGCTATTAGTTCGTTTAGTTGCATGGCAGAGGCGCAGAACTCGTTTCAGTTGGACAAGATTGGCAACCTTGGGTTTTTTGCGTGTATCCCCGGTACGCAGGTTGGCGTCACTTTTCGTGGTGTGACCTACCAGTGCGTTATTGAAGGTGTCAATGTGTCGGCTACGCCTGCGGGGGCTATGTTCACTTACTACGTTTCTGGTGCCGATCTAAACGCGTATTTGATTTTGGATAACGCTACTTTTGGCAGGCTCGATTTTAACAAGTTAGGATATTAGGGATGAGTTTTCCGTCTTTTAACGCTGGTGAGGTTTTGACCGCTGCCGATATGAACGCGGTGGGTCTGTGGCTGGTTAAGACGCAGACGGTAGGCACAGCAGTTACAAGTGTCCAAGTAACTGGCGCATTCAGCGCTAATTATGACAATTATCTTGTGACTTACAACGGAGGGTTGGGCAGTATTGCCGTTGAAAGTTTGAATATTATTTTAGGTGCAGCAACAACTGGTTACTATGGCAACTTAATTTACGGCATACCGTCAAGCGCAACAGTGTTTACGGGGCCTGACAACAACTCTGCACGATGGACATACGCTGGATCTACAACAACAACCACGGCTGATGTTTTTGCAGAAATAAGAAATCCTTTTCTTTCTAAACCGTCTCAGATTTCTGGTCGGTACAACGCAAACACAACAAATGGTGCTTACGGCACTTACAACGGATTTTTAAACAACTCCACTTCTTACACTGCATTTACTCTTAGCCCTAACGCAGGCACAATTACTGGTGGCACTATTCGCGTCTATGGATACAGGAACTAGCAATGACTATTGACGAATACAAAACCCTTTACCCCATAGACGAGGTGTTTATCCAAGTGGATGACACCGAGCGCAACATGACCATTGAAGAATACGAGGCGTGGTGTATTGAATCAGTGGAATACATAAATACACACCTAAACGGCCCAGTATGAAACGCCTAGCCCTGCTTAGCCTGTTCACCGTCACCCTCACCGCCTGCGCTGATCGTGTACGCGAAAACTGTGACACCACCAAAGCCGACGGCCTACTAGAAAGACGCTGCCAATGAAACCCGAAAACCGCCTCACCAACGAAGAAATAAAAGCCCGCCTAATACTCATCGTAGGCATCGCACTCTCATTCTCATTCGTGGCAGCCATAGTTTCTCTGATCTACGGCCTACTCTTTGTGGTGCAACCAGTCGAGCAAGCCCCCAACGACGCCGAAGCGTGGGCAGTACTGTCCCCAATGCTTATGACCCTCGCAGGCGGCCTCATCGGCCTACTTGCAGGCAACGGCCTTAAAGACAAGCCGAAAGACCCGCCAAGTGCCCCGTAAATACACGTCCAACACAGACGGCAACTACGGCAAAGCCCGAGAAGGCACACTCGAACTACTACGCCTAGCCTCTAAACGGTGGGGATTTACGAACTTAGGCGTATGGGCAAACCGCCCTATGCGAGGCTCAACGCAGTTAAGTGTCCACGCCACAGGACGCGCCGTAGATCTCGGATACCAAAACCGAGACAACGCACTCACACTCTGGAACTTCCTACTCAACAACACCGCCCAACTAGGCATCGAAGAAATACACGACTACGCCTACCGCTGGCCACAACAAGACCCCAAAGACAAAACCGCTTGGGGCGCTGGCTACCGATGCTCACGTGGCGAGGGTTTGGCAGGCGTGAAGATTTTTAACGCTAAAGACAACGCAGGAACCCCCGGTGGGCGCTGGCTACACGTCGAGTTAAGCCCCGCCATGGCAGACGACGCTAAAGCGTTTCGAGCTGCTTGGATTGACGCCCTCACCCGTGCAGGTATAAAGTAATCGCCAATGCCTACGGGCATGGAGACACGACGCCCCACTATCGGCTTCCTATCGCTGGTAGTGGGGTTGTGTCATCTAATGACTTGACACGCCCAAACCGCTTGCTAAGGTAAACCACAGGCCACCCGACACGGCCTAGATAGGAACCCTA